GGTTGAACGCGGCGCGGCTCAACGGCTTGATCTTCGGATCCTCGATGGTCGACACTTCCAGATCGCCGGCAGCATGCAGCGAATCGACGCGCTCGCGCACCGTCATCACCTGACCGTCGAAGCGGTACTGTTTCGCCAGCGCCTTGCGCGCCAGTTCTTGCTGGTTCGGCGCTTTGCCGGTCAGGAAGCCGCCGTACGTATCGGCTTTGCGCTCGGCCTCATCGCGGTCGGCGGCGGCTTTCGCCTCTGCCGCTTCGTGTTCGCGCGCCTTCGCCTGTTCTTCCTGCTTGCGCTCCAAGTCTGCCGCCTTCTTGGCCGCGTCGAGGTCTTCGTGGATCGAATCACCGCCGATGGCGCGCTGGCCGTTTGCGCGGCGCTCACGGTTCTCGGGCGTCTCGACCGCCCACCGCTGGACCACTTCATCGCCCTGCTTCATCTTCAGGCGATAGATGCGCGTGCCGTTGTGATCGACCTCTGCCGCTTCTGTTGGTGCCGGCGCTTGTTCTACCACCGCCGGCTGTGGATGTTCTTCGCCCTGGTACTTTGACAGGTCGGATTTCTCAACGCTCAGGTGATCTTCCGGGGTCCAATAAATGCGCACGTCATGCGGAGCTTTATCCGTCTTCAGGCCGCCGATGTGGCGGTAGCCGTGGTAGCCGTCCTGCTCCAGGTTGTAGCGGATGGCGTCGAATACTTCCTGCACCTCATCGCGGGTCAGGCCGTTGCTTTTGGACTCATCGCGGTATTCGTCGAACAGCTCGCGCAAGGTGTTGATCGGCTTGCCGTCGATGTCCTGCTCAGGGAACTCGTCGCCCATGACGCGCTCGGCCATCGCGCGCACCTCGGGCGTCATCGGCTGCTCCATGTCGTAGAGCTTCGGCTCGCCGCGCTCCTTGATCTCGTACAGGGTCGGGCTGCCGCCACGCCCCTTGCGCATGTAGCCTTCGGAAATATCCGCTGCGTCAGTGGTGTAGAAGCCTTGCCCGTAGATATTGCGGTTGTCGCCGCTCATCGCATATTCATTGTTCGGGCCGGCGTCGGGCAGGGGGCGCGAAGTGCCATGGAAGCGCACGCCAGTGTTGCGCGTGTCGCGGGTCTTCGGCTTCTCCGGCTCGGCGGCCGGCTGTGCTGCTTCCTTCTCAGCCTTGCGCGCTGCCAGCTTCTCGGCTGCTGCCTTGACGACTTCTTCCTGTTTGGCGTTGGTCAGTTCGCGCTGGCTTACCTTGCGCTTGGGCTTGGCAGGCGCTTCCTTTGCCGCTGGCGTTGGCTCTGCGCGACGGGCTTTTGAGTTCGGATCGTTCAATTCTTGCAGGTGCTGAAGGGTGGGCACGGCTTCATATTTTGCCGTATTCAGCGCCGCGACCTTTTTCGGGTCGCGGGTTTCCATGATCGTCTCGCCGGTTTCCTTGTTGCGGATTACCCAGCTGGTAGGTTCTTCCATCTCGCGCTGGATGCTGCTGCGCGAGTCGGCGCGCGCTCCTGCTGCTCCGGTTTCGGCTGCGGCTTCTGGCGCTGCTTCCTCTCCGCGCGCAGTCGGCGCTTCTTCTGGAACTTCCTGGCGTTGGGGCACATCGGCGGCGACCTCCTTCGATTCGACAGTGGTTTGTACTTGCGCTGCGCGCGGCTTGACCTGCCAGCGCACCGGGCCGGTCTGCACCGCTTCGAACTTCTCGCGGTCGACCTGCTTCTTGTCCATGAAGGCGTCGGCGCGCGCCGCGTCCGGGAATGCGTAGGCGTGATACGGGTTGGCCTTGTGGTTGGTTCTTACTGCCGGATCGGCGTGGCCGGCGCCATCTGCACCAGTTCGATCAGCGCCAGCGTCAGGCACGACCCCTGCGTCAACTCCGGACTTTCCTGCTCGGCCTGCTCCGTCAGTTCCTCGTCCAGCTTCTCCAGCTGGCGCTCCGTCACCATGCCCCATTCCAGAAGCAGGTTCGCCGCTTCGTCCATGTCCATCAGATCCTCGTCCAACTCCAGCAGAATCGATTCCATACGGTTTGCCTCCTACTGGTTGAATGACGAAATGGCCGGCGGTGCCCACGACCTCGTGCGGCCGGCCGGTCTTCTCGGCGTAGCGCAGCATCATGGCGTTGGCTTGTTTCATGTCTTCGAACGGGCCTGGAACCAGCGCTTCCTCTGCTGGCTTCGAATCGGCCACCGCCTGCTTGGCGCGCGCTGCCATTTCCTTTTCGATGGCCTGGCGCTCGGCTCGCACGGCCAGGCGCTGCTCGGGGGTGCTCTGTTCGCTGCCGGCCACTTGCTTGAGTCGGGCGCGCAGGTCTTCCAGCGACATGGCGGTGTAGTCCGGCGGTGCCGGCGGCTGCTCCGGCATCGCTGGCACTGGCGCGGGATCGGCTGCATGCTGCTCGGCGGCGGCATGCAGCGCGGTTTCCAGCGGGCCGGCGGGGGCGGCGGGTTCGTCCGCCATGGTGACGCCGGTGCGGCTGTCGATCGTGTGCACCTGGCCGTCATCGCCCAGGATCTGGCCCGTAAAACCTTCGTCGTCAGCTTGGAAGGCTGGGCCAAGAGCTGCGTTATTCGGCGCGGCATCGCCTTCAACTACTTGATTTTGCTGGCTTTCTTGTGTCGCGAGGTCTGGGCCTGAAGGCTCGACCGGCATGCGGGTGCTGGCCGGATCAACGCCCTGGTTCGGGTCGAGCGCGGCGCGCGCCACGGCATCGGCCGGCGTGGTGAACTGGCCGCCGTCGACCTGCTGCTGGATGGCGCGGGCCACCTGCCGCTCCGGGGTGTCAATGGCGCCCTTGGCCTCGGCCACGCCTTGCGACACCACGCCCATGCCGGCGCCACCGATTCCGCCTTTCAGCGCGGAATCGATCACCGCGTCCAGCAGCTGCGGCGTCATCAGATCCTTGTTCGCCGCCTTGGCCTTGGCCGCTTCTTCCAGCACGGTCTGCAAGCCTTCGGTGCCGGCTTCCGTGATGAACTGCTTGCCGGCCTCCACGCCCAGGCGCTTGATGATGCCGCCGGCCACCTCGTCCACCGCTGGGCCGGCGATCTTGCGCAGCGCCATCACCGGCTCCAGGGTGTCCAGCAGGCCAGCCGGGATGCCGACCGCCAGCGCGGTGCCGGCCGCCTTCTTGCCGGTGTCCTGGTAGATGTCGCCCATGATCGAGCCGGATTCCATGCCGATCGTGGCCGGTGCCGCGCCAGCAGCCGAACCGATCATGATACGCTTGGCGACGTACTGCGCCGCCTGCTTCTCGGCCAGCTCACGCGCAACGCCCTTGGCAACCTGTTCTTCCACCATGCCGGCGACCAGCTTCTGAGCACCTTGCTTCGCCACGTTGGCACCGACGCCACCCGTCACCAGCGAAGGCAGGAACATCGCCACGTTTTCCGCCACGGCCTCGACCGCATAGCGGCCAGCATCGCCAAGGTTGCGGACATTCTTGTAGGTGCCGATGGTGGCCGGGTTGTTGCGGGCGATGTCGTTCTGGATGTTGACGTATTGATCCAGCATGTCGGTGGCGATCTTATCCGCGCCGACAGCATCGGCGGCCAGGCCGCCCGCGCCATAGCCCAGCGCGCGCAGGTTGTCGAAGCCCCGGCCAACGTCACCAGCCGCCTGTTCTGCGATGCCCGGCAGCGCCGGGGTTTCCCTTGCGATCTGGCCGGCACCCTGCTCCTGTCCCGGCAGCACTCCGCGCTTGGCCGCCTCCCGCGCCACCGAAATGGCGTCGTTGCCGTTCATGCCCTGCCGCACCAGTCGGCGGGCGCGGGCTTCGGCGCGCGGGTCGAGCTGGTCCATCGCCTCGGTGCCCAGCGTGGCTTGCACCTTCTGCTGCGCGGTCTGGTTCAGCGGCGCCAGCACCGACATCGGCGGCGCATCCGGTACGGTGGCCGGCTGCTTGCGGTTCATTTCGCGCGCCACCACGCCCATGTAATCCTTGCGCTGCGCCAGCTGCTGGCGCTGCTCCGGCGTGGCACCATCCCACTGTGCACGCAGTGCGGACATGTATTCCGGCGTGATCGGCAGTGTCGACAGGTCGACCGGCTTGTCCGATTTCGGCTGCGGTGCGGCGGGTGCTTCCGGTGCTGCATCCGGCGCATCGCCATACAGCTCCTGGCCGATGATTCCGGCCTTGCCCAGCACTTCCTGGCCGTAGGCGGCGGTCTTCTCGCCCCACTTCTTGCGATCCGGGCCGGCGAAGTGCTCCTTGACCGCGTCTTCCAGCGAATAGCCCTTGTCCAGGCGCTCGCGCAGCTGCTGGGCGATGGCCGGCACGGCTTCGTTCGGGTCTTTCGGATTGATGCGCAGGGATTTCGCAGTGGCGTCGATGTACTGCCCGATGCCAGCGGCGCCGGTTTCCTTGTTCACCGCCTCCGGGTTGTAGCTCGATTCCTGCTGTGCCACCGCCATCAGGACGTTCACCGGCACCTTGAAGTGCGCGGCCACGCCTTCGAACATCGGGCGCAGTTCGGCCGGCGGCAGCAGGCTGGCGGGATTCGCCGGTGCGCGCGGCGTCGGCGCTGGCGTGGCCGGGGCATCCACCGGCGCCGCGCTCAGATCCGGCGCGTCGATCTCCTTCACCGCTTCGCTGCCGGGCAGCGGCTTGGGCTGCTGCGCATCGTCGATCAGGGACTGGAACGGGGATTGGAGAAAGGAATTTGTGGTCGCCACCGGGGAGCCTCGCGCTGGAATTGATTTCCGGCAATGATACCCCGCCTTGCAGTTGCGTAAAAGAAAAAGCCACCCGAAGGTGGCTTGATCCCATGATGGCCGGATTCGAACCAGCGTCCTTCCCACGGATTGGCTACCGTGGGCATGCGCCTGCCTCTGCGCTACACCATGTTGTGGCGGCCGGGAACCCCCAACCCTACGCATTGCTGCGCTTTACCACGGCGCACAGTGTTGCACGAATTGCTTGCAGGCGCAACAGGTCAGCGATAGATGGTCTTGACGCCACCGCTGGCCGCATCCCAGACCTGCACGGCGCGCTTGCCGGCCGGTGCGGAACTGGTCTGGACGCCTTGCTGGCGCGGGTCCAGGCCGGGGTTCGGCACGACCTGCGCTGGCGCAGCCTTGGCCGGGCCGGCGTTGATCTGGCTGATGGCGCGCTCGATGCGGTCGTTCTGCTCGTCGGGCGAAGCCAGCGAGAACATCGGATCGCGCGCCAGGGTCAGATACACCTGCTTGCGGGTTTCCTCGGGCGATGTCCCCTTGCGGAATACGCCGGCCGCCTTGATGCGGTCGGCATCGTTCTGGGCGCGCAGCTTGTACGCCTTTTCGATCTGCTCCATCTTGTCCTTGCCGCGCTGCTCGTCGCGCGCCTTGTCGGCGTCGATCTTGGCCGCCTGGCGCTTCTCGGCCGCCGCATCGCGCTCCTTGGCGTTGGCCAGTTGGCGGTCGGCGGTGCGGCCGTCGTTTCGCACGTCGATCGCTTCTTTCGCCTTCAGGACATCGGCCTGCGTCTGGCGCGCGAAGCGCTTGTTGAACATCTCGATGGGCGACAACTGGGACAGGCCGATTTCCGTGATGGTCTGGGCGTCCTGGTACATCTTTTCTTCCTTGCCGTCCGGCCCCTTGACGATCATCGTAAAACCATCGGCGCCGTTCGGCCCCTTGGTCGGTTCCGACTTCACCACCTCATAGCCGTCATCGAAGTGCGGATGCAGTTTAAACAGTTCCTCGGCGGCGCCGGAATGGTCGCCGAACTGCGCCAGCCGGATCGCCTTGCCCCAGGTCGCCATGTTGGTGCGGGTCTGGTCCTCGTCGGCGTACTTCTGCCAGGCGGCAGCCTGTTCCGGCTTGCCCTGTGCGATCAGGGCGTCCGTCATCTTCGGGATCAGGGTGTCCTTGAAGAAGGTATGCAGGGCCGGGGTGGACTTCTTGACGTGGGCCGCCGCTTCCTCTTGCGTGTCGAACTCCTGGCCGTCGACGTTGAAGCGCTTGCGCGGGGTCTGCGGCAGGCCATTGGCGAAGGCCGGGGCGGCGTCCGGATCGCGCGGCGCTGTGCCGGGCGCGGCGCTGGCCAGCGGCTTGTCCGACAGGGTGTTCGTGTCCTGCGCCTGCGGCGGCGCCACCGGCATGGAACCCGGTCCGCCATCCTGCTGCGCCTGCGCGTTGTTCTGGAACTGCTGCAGGCTGGTGTTCACCGGCTCGGGCTGCGCGTTCGGATCGCGGCTCATCTGCGGGTTGCTGGTCAGGTTCTGCTCGTCGCCCAGATCCTGGATCTTCGGCGCGGCGGCGGCCTGCATGGCCTTCGCTTCGGCCAGCCCCTGCGCGCGCACATCCGCGATTTGCTTCTGTTCGTACATCTCGGCCAGGCGCTGCCCGGTTAGCAGCCCGCTGTTCATCCCGTTGGCGAAGCCCGCCAGTCCTGCGCCAAAGCTGCTCATGTGTTCACCTCGATATTGAAAGCGGCGATGTGCTCACTCACCGCCGTGTTGATGGCGTCCAGTCGCTGCTGGACGATGGCGTGTTGCGCCGGATGGTGTGCTTTCAGGTACTTCGCCGCGCCTTCTTCCCACCAGCCCGAACAGGTCATGCAGTCGGGGGCGTGGTTCAACATGGTATAGAAGCGCGGGACGGGAATTCCCTTCTCCCGTAGGTAGGACAGCACGTCATCCGCCGTCCAGTCCTCGATCGGGAACAGGTACTCGATGCCATTCTCCACATGACCGGAGCGGATCGGCGCCTTCAGCTTGTCGTCCGCACGCTGCCCACGGATGACCAGCGTGATGCCATCCCTCTGCATCCGCTCGGCCATCGGCCGCATGATGGTGCGCACACAACAGCTGTAGCGGTCCTGGATCAATGGCCCCTGCTTGCCGCTTACCATCAGGCCGTCATAGGTGTGGCTGGCCGGCACGATGTCGGACGGGATGCCGAACTGCGCCACGACCTGGCGCTGGCGGCCATCGATCTCGACAAAGTTCGGCACCTCGGCGCGCACGCGGGTGACTGCCTTGATGGTTTCAGGGAAGGCATCCCCGGTGTTGAGCCAATAGACCGTTAAACGCGGCCAGTATGGGCGCAGCAATTCCACGACCGCCAGCGAGTCCTTGCCGCCCGACAGCTGCATGGCGATTCGTTCATGGCGATCGAAGATGTCGTCGATAGGGGTCATAGCATGTACATGGACGCGCCGGTGCCCACCAGCGAACCGATGCCGGACATAAGGCCACCGGCTTGCTGGGCATTCGCCTGCTGCTGCTGGCCCCAGGCGTTCAGTTGGTTGCCATACAGCGAATTGGCGATGCCGGCGCCGCTGGCGTTGGCGTTCACCGCGCCGGCGAAGCCGTTCATCATGGCGTTATTCGTGTTGAAATTGTTGGCATTGGCAGCGCCGATCGCGCCGGTGGCCGCGCTGCCTGCCGACAGCCCGGTGCCCAGGCCGGCATAGCCGCCACCCTGGTTCGACAGGCCGAGGGACGCCGTGGTGTTGCCGATCCCCGCTGCCGCCAGACCCTGGTTCTGCGCCTGCATGGCGGTGGACACGCCGGTGGATTTCGCGGTTTGCGCGGCGCCAGTCGCCTGCAGCGCCGCCGACGTGCCCGCCAGTCCGGCAGACTGCGCGGCGCCGGTCGCCTGCATGCCAAGTGACGTGGCCTGCTGGCCGCTGCTCAACACCTGCTGGCCGAGCTGCGCGGCCTGCTGGCGCAGCTGCACGCCCTGCATGCGCACGTTGTTGCGCGCCGTGTTCTGCGCACCCGCGCCGGCCAGCGCCAGCGCCGTGGCGTTGGCTTGGTCGGTCGCGGCGAAGCGTCCGCTGTTCGGGTTGACGCCCATCGCCATCATGGAACGCGATGCGGCGTCCTTCGCCTGGCTGCCGGCCGCCACCGCATCGGCCTTGGCTTCCGCCGCCATCGATTCCTGGCGCCCGGCGCTGTCCCAGTTCATCGCATCCGATGCAACCTTGTTCTCCACCGGGGCGAACGTGTTCTGGTAGCGCCCGATCTGCGAGGCGGCCAGGCCATTCTGCTGCGCGGCGGTCTGGTTGAACTGGGCTTCGTATTTCTTGCTGGCGTCCAGCGCCTGCTGGCCGATGTTCTGGAACTTGCTTTCGTACGCATCGCCACTGGCCAGCGCCTGGTTCGCCAGCTTGTCGTCCAGCGCCTTGGTGTCGCGGCCGAGCTGGCGATCCTCGTCGGCCCAGCCGTCGTACTTGGTGCGGTAGCCGGCCTGGATGTCGCGGTCCTGCTGCGCCCACTTGTTGGCCATATCCTGCGAGTCCAGCGCCGACTGCGCCACCTTGCCGGTCAGCTTGTCGTATTCGTCCTGGCGGGCCTTGTTGTCGCTGTACTGGTCGCGCGCCAGCGCCAGCTGCTCGCGACCGAGTTCGACATTCTGCGCCGCCGCCTGGCCGATCAGCGGATCCGGTGCCGGCGCCGGCGCCGCATCCTTCTTGCGCAGCACGCGCTTGCCGTGGCGCGGAGCAACGTCCCACCAGCCGGCGTCCATATCAAAAAACTGGTGGTCCGTCATTGTCGATACTCCTTCGGGATGAAAACACAATTCTTGCGCAGCAGGCCCAGCGAGATCACCGCGCCATCGGCGCAGGCGTCCGGGTGATACCCTTCGCGGCGAAAACCAATGCGCTCGTCGAAGCGCAGGGCGCGCGCGTTGATCTCGGCCACCATGCCCGATACGCGCGGCAGCTTGCACTGGATGAACGGGAAAGCGAAGGCGGCGGCCAGCAATTGCCGGTTCAGCCAGTGCCCGGTGCCGTCGCTGGCGATATGCATGTTGGCGTCGTGCGTCGTGAAGTTATCGAAGACCACGACAGCACATAGCCGTCCATCACGCTCCAGGCCGATCACCTGCGCATCGTCGCGGAAGGCATGGATGCCGATCTTCTCGGCAGCCCAGGCCAGCAGCTCGTCCTTCCGGTCATAGATCAATACGGTCATCGTTGCCCTCGTTCAACTGCCATCATTCTAACCCGCGTGTTGCCGCACAACAATCAACTTCACAGCCCGGTGAAGTTGGCGCCCATGCCGTTCAGGACGGCGGCGAGCGCGCGGATGTCGTTCACGAGCGCATTGTGGTCGGCGGCGGTCGGGGCAGCGGACACCAGCGCCGACTGCAGCTTGACGGCGCCGAGCCGTGCCGCGTCGTCGCGCGTGATGGCCTTCCGGTTCTCGGCGCCGGCGCGGTCGCCGGTCAGTGCCTCGGCGCGCTCCTGCTGGCCGCGTTGGCGCGGGCTGGCGCGGCTGTCGGTGCGTGGGGGAAAGCCCATCATGCACTCCTGAGTTCCTGCGCCGTGCCGGCCAGGGTGATCTGCTGGATGTTGACGTTACCGGTCGCTTCGATCTCCCACTGGCGCGCGAGCACGGGCGGCAGGCGGTCGGCCTCGCCCACGGTGGTGATGGTCGTCACGAAACTGTCGTCGGCATAGATGTTGACGGCCAGGAGCGGGCCGGATGGCATCGCCTTGAGCAAGTCGCCATTGAATGGCAGGCTGTTGAGGGGCCGCGCATTGAGGGCGCCGCCCAGGGCGCCGCTTGTCATGATCGCGCTGTTGGCCGTCAGCACCAGGTCGCGCGCCGCCTGCGCCGCCAATATCGCATCATGGTCCAGGCGCTCGTCGGTTTCCACCAGCACCACGCCAAAGCTGGTCGGCTCGGCGGTGACGAATACCTTGCTGCGGTAGGTCATCACGTCGGCATCGGCTGCCAGGGAATCCCATTCGTAGACCGTGGCGCCCATCACCATATACAGGCGCGAATCGGTGATGTCGTAGAACATCGCATCGGCCCGGTGCTGGGAGCGGATCAGGTACGGCTGGCTGCCGGTGATGTCGAAGATCAGCGTGCCCTGCTGCGCCTCGTCGTTGCGGTCGATGTAGTTGTAAGAGGCGTAGAAGCGCCCGTAGAACTGGCCGCAGACCAGGGTCGCCGGATCCAGCCGCTGCCACTGGTCGCGCGTCAGCAGCGCTTCCGAGATCAGATTCGGGGTGCCGCCCTGCACCATCACCAAGCCGTCGTTCGATGGATACAGGATGGAATAGCCCATGTCCACCATGCCCTGCTCGTTCAGGCAAGGCATGTTGAATTCCAGGTGCTCCATCACCATGGTTTCGGGCGACGTGCCGCCCACCAGTTCCGGCGTGCCCTTGGTGCCGACGATCAGGGTCGAGCCGGAGACGGCCAGACCGGTGATGTCGTAGTTCGCCGACAAGCTGTACTTGATCGGGAACGTGTGCATGATGTAGGGCGGCGTCAGGTACAGATCCTTGCCCACATAACCCGCCATCATCCCGTTCGGCAGCGCCACCAGCCCCTTCAGGCCATCCGGCGGCGGCGTCCAGTCCAGCGACGGCAGCGCTTCGTTGAAGGCATCGGTGGCGATGTTGTCGACGAAGTTCGCCGTGCTGTCGTCGCGCTCGGCGATGAAATACAGGTTGGCGCCGCCGGTGCTGCCGGTCTGCGACCGGTAGATGCGTTGCTTGGTGAAGCCACGGCCGGCAGGCGCGGCCTGGAATCCAGACAGGGTCACGGTATTCCCCGGCGACACCACGATGTCCGAACTGATCGGGGATGGCTGCGATTCCTCGCCAAACTGGGTCACGCGGGTATAGACGTACAGCCGTGTCGCGCTGGTGGCCGGGGTCACGGTGCCGGTCACGGCGCCGGTCAGCTTGACGGTGGGCGCGGCCAGGGCCAGGTCGTAGACCACGCTGCCGACGCGCATTTTCGGCTTGCCGTCGCCGGTGTAGTACAGGCGGTCCTGCGCCACCGGGCCAGGCACGGCATGCACCACCTTGTCCCACCACAGCCAGGCGCCGAGGTGGCGATAGACCGTGCGTACCGTCTTGCCCTGCGCGCCCTCCAGCTGATAGATCGGGAACGGCTTGCGGTAGGGCGCCAGCTTGCCGTCCTCCAGGCGCACCGATTGCGCTGTCTGCGCGCCGGTATCCGGCAGCAGGCGCGGCGTGGTGCGCGGCGATTCACCTGTGAAGGCGGTAAGCTTGATGATCGACATGCTTTATTCCGTCCAGGTGATGGTGAGCGACCCGCCGAGCGGCACGTTGATCGGGTAAGAACTCCCCTGTGACACATCGATGTTCGCGTACGTGGTTGGCGTTGGCGTCACATTGCCGGTAGCGCCAGGAAAGCTTTTGCCAAACGCTGTCGTGGCGGCGCCGGCCGTTGCAGGGTTTCCTGCCACCGTAAAGAATCCATCGTAGGCGTAGCAGGTCTGGTTCGATGAATAGTCGGGGTCGGTCGGGGTGTTGTTGATCGGGTCGCAGTGCGCGGACTGGCTGGTGAACCGCACCAAATAGCGGCTGGTGCTGACGGCAATGCGCGCACCATCGCTCCTGCGCGTTGCATAGATGGTCTTGTTTTCGTAGATCCAGTTTTGCGACGATGTCGCATTCTGCCCGCGCGCACCGTAGCCGGTCGCCACATCGACTTTCGACGATCTCGCAATCCACGTACCGCTACTGCTGAACGTCTGCGTTTTCGTCTGCGCGCCGCGCAGTGCCAGCATCATCATCAGGCTCACCGCAGCACCTTGCCGTAGATGGTGGCGCCGCCGTCGCGCGTCCAGAGCAGGATGAAGTCGGTGCCGGCTGCCTGCAGCAGGGCGCCATGATTCGAGTTAAACGAGGTCGACGTGGTGAACGTGCCGTCGCTCTTGAGCCATTTGATGGTCGGGCCGGTGATTGTGGCGGCGCCCAGGTTCACGCCTTCGATCAGGAATTCGCCCAGCGTGCCGGCGGCCGGCCAGTTGGTGATCGCCAGCGTTTGCGTGCCGGTGGCCGGCGCCCATCGCTGTGCGCTGCCGTCCCGGTAATCCAGCGTGTTGGCCGCCACCGCATCCTTGAAGGCATAGGCGTAGTCCTGCAGCACGGCGCTCTTGAGCGGGTTGTCGCGCATGTCGGCCGGTCCCAGCACCGCGATCGAGCCGACCGACGCGGCGCCGGCAACCGTGATCGATGGCGCGCTGATGTCGGCGGTGAAGGCGGCGCCTTCCAGGTTGGCCTTCGCATCGAAGCAGCCGGCGGTGGGGTGGCAGCCGACATAGTCGCCGGCCGAGAACGTGGTGGCGGACGTGTTTTCCTGGCCGCGCAGCACGGTGCAGCTGTCGACATCGCGCGCCGTGACATAGACGATCTCGCGCTTCGGCACGCCGCCCACGGTCGTCACCAGCGTCAGCGGGAAGAATTCGCCGGCCACGATCTGCGGGAACAGCACGCCGGTGCCAGGCGCCAGCAGCACGGTGGTCGAGTTCACATTGATCGCGCCGGCCAGCGTTGATTCGGCATTGTTTGTCAGTTTCAGACGCATTACAGATCCTTCACGCGCAAATAGAATTCGCCTTCGATCTCACGCCCGCCCACGCTGTAGATCAGGGCCGTGACCTTGTAGGTGGCATCGTCGGTGCCACCGGAAACCCATACCTTGGCCGTGACATCGGTCCAGCTGATGTTTTCGACCGTCAGCACGTCATCCGGCCCGGTAACGAAGGCGGTCACGTTGTCGATCGTGTCGCTGTCGCCAAGCGAGCGCGCGGCCACAATGTCGAAATCGAGCAGTTCGCGCGGCTGTTTGAACAGGGTATCGGCCATGGTTCAGTCCTTACATATAGTCGCTGCGGGAGCGGACGGGTGCGCGCTGCTGGCCGGTGGCGCCGCGCCACGCCAGCGCGCCCAGCTTCTGGTCAACCAGGCCGAAGTAGGCCGCGCCCATCGTCACGTCGGTGAATGGTTGATCCGGCGTCGACAGCAGGCGGCCCAGGGCGCCCCACGCCACCAGTTCATGGTGCAGTTCGAACAGGAAGGTGGGCACCTGATCGGCGTCCATCGACGGCTTCAAGATCATGTTCACCAGCAGCAAGCCGGTATCGACCGGCGCGATGCGCAGGCTGCCGGGCAGGAGCTGGGTATAGAAGCGCGGCTGGCCTTCGATCGTGCCGCGCCGCCAGCCGCGCATGCACTGGTCCATCCACTGGACGGTCTTCGATTCCAGCGGACGGTCGTTGAACAGCACCGATTCGAAATCGACGAGCGTTGCCTGGTCCGGGATCGGGATGTCCATCTCGTTCACGTCCTGCACCGGAATCTCGTCGCTGTAGCGCCATTGCCGGCTGCGGGTGCAGATGTCGTCGCACGCCTGCAGGATCGCCTTGTAGGCGGCAGGGGCCGGCGCGCCCGGCGCCTTCGGGGAGATCTCGGGCAGGAAGGCGTCAAGGTCGATCATTTGGAATTCCCGGTAGCGGAGTTGACTTGCGCGGCCTGGCTCGGCGCGCCGATGGCGTCGGTGAACGCCTGGTAATGCAGGGCCGCCATGTTGCCCTGGCTGTACTGCGAATCCTTGCTGTGCGCCCGGTACATCATCCAGTTCAGCAGTGCATTGATGAACTCGGCGCGCAGGCTCAGGGTGTCGGCCGGCGATCCCACTTTCGGCGCAGGCTTCGCCACCAGCACCTCGACCCGCGCACCAGGTGCGGCGGGCGGGTAGACATAGAAGCTGGTCGGGCTGCGCTCGTCGATCATGTAGTGCTTGGTGGTGCCGGCGCGGCGGGTGTGCCAGATCGGGTCGATGTCGTCGAGCTGTTGGCGGTCGCAGATGCGGATCACGCGACCAGGCACGCCATCGGGGCGCATGTTGCGCACCACGTCGAGGATCTGGGATGTGCCAGGGTTGGTGCTTTGCAGCGTGCCGGCGGCCAGGTCGATGACTTCGGTGACGGCGCGGGCGGCCGGGCGGCGCAACACGATCTCGCTGGCGCCGTCGTTGATCCAGTCGATCGATTCGGCTTCATTCCAGCGCACCGCCTTCACGTCCATCATGACGTTCCGGAAGCGGCGCAGAAGGTCGCTGACAAGGATGCCAGTGCCCGCCACGTCATTGGATGCAGAAGGGATGATGGTGGTGAGCATGGTGTTTTCCTGTTCGCAGTCGCCGCCGGTTTGATCTGGCGCTTACTGCTTGGCGGCGATCAGTTCGCGCAGCTTCTCGATGCCGGTGTTGTGGTGCGGCTTCTTGTCGTACAGGCGCTCGTATTCGGCGGCCAGCGCGGCGCGCTCGTCGACCTGCGGCTGCTCGGTGGTGGCTGGCGGCGTGGCGACTGCGGCGGCCAGGCTGTCCAGCACCTGCTCGATGGCGGCATCGCGTGCTTCCTGCGGCTGCTTGTTCCAGTCGTCGGCAGTCAGGCCGGACGCTTCGTGCGCGCGGGCGACGATGGTGCCCAGCTGGTACGAGGTGCCGCCGATGTCGAAGGTGGCCGGGTAGTCGCCGCCCAGCAGGATCTCGGGCGCGGCGGCGGGCGATGCTTCAGGCAGCGGCGCCGGACCGGTGGCCTTGACGCCATCGGTGTATTCCTTGGTGACGACGGCGACCGGCGCTGCGCTGTTGACCGGCTGGCCTTCGCCACGGTACAGGCGGAAGCCTTCGGTGATCGACAGGAAGCGGTCAGCGTGGTCCTGGTCGGCGACTTCGCACACATGCGCGCCGTCCGTGTAGGGCTGAAAGTGGTATTCGGTATTGCCGAGGGGGATGCGCGAGCCGCCTGCGCGGATCAGTTTGCATTCGATTGCGGTGGTGGGCTTCATCGGGTTCTCCGAGTGGTTGTTTTGCGATGAATGGAAAAACGGGGCCAGCCGGCCCCGTCAGGTGCTGCTGATTAGTACACTTCGTAGCTGTTGGCCGGGTGCATCGACACGGTCAGGCGCAGGCGGCCGGCGGTGGCGCCGGTCGGTGCCGCGACGATCTTGACGCCGATCGAACGGTCATTGCCCACCGGGGTGATGGTCAGCGCCGTCTTGGTGGTCGAGGTCGAAGCCACGGCGCCGGTCTGCGCTGCGGTCGATGCCGCGAACAGTTCCTGGCCCACGGTGCGCGCGGCATCGTTGGCGCCCACGGTGCCCGACATCAGGCCCACGTCCAGGGTGATGGCGGTGCCGGTGTCCAGGTCGTCAGCGATCAGCTGGGCGCCGTGGATGGTGTGGCCGGCCGGCAGGACGCCGAGGTCGATCACGTTGTTGGCGACCAGATCGGCCGCCTTCAGGTCGACGAAGAAGCGATTGACGACCAGGTCGCCGGCGCAGTCGCCAGCAATCACGCGCTGCTGGCGCGTGGCGAATTGAGACAGGATGATAGCCATGATGGATTCCTAGATAGATGGATTCAGGTGGAAGGACCGGGTTGCCCCGGCCCGTTCGCATTACACGGTCGGGTCTTTGGCTGCGGTGTCGATCGACATCACGCCGAAGTCGCGGCCATTGAAGCGGGTCTTCTTGACACCGAAGATGCAGCCCGCCGAAACCGCCGGCTCGTTGTCGAAGTCCTTCATCTTTTCCTTCCAGGTGTAGCGCATGCCGCCCGAAGTACCGTAGGCGACGACCGCAGCCTGGCGGCCCAGCAGCAGGGCGCGGGCGGCGCTGACGTTGCCGCCGGCACCGTAGTCGCTGAAGCGGATCACCGAACGGTGCTTGTGCAGCACGGCGCCGCCGATCATGCCCAGGTTGCCCTTGAACAGCGGGTTGTCGCGGCCTTCAGCGGCAGCGGCAGCCTTCTGCAGGTCCATCCAGTTGCCGGTGGTCGGGTCGTTGCGCAGGTCGAATTCCTGGTCCGGGTTCATCAGGAACACGTAGTTGCCTTCCGAGCCATTCTTGACCGGCACCATGTTGGCGGCGTCCGGGTTGCGGGCCTGCATCATCTCGGCGCGGTTCAGCGCTTTCTCGATGACGGCGCGGTTCATCTTGTCGGCAGCGGTCAGGGTGGACTTGCTGGTCGCGGCGCCGCCGTACAGCAGGTGTTCGGCGTCCGGCGCCTGGAACGGGTTGCCGGCGTGGCCGGTCCAGGTCGACGGCATCAGGAAGTCTTCGTTCGAACCACGGCCACCGCCGAGGTACATGAAGAACAGCTCATCGGTGAACTTGGCGAAGAAGTCGGCCAGTTGGGCTTTTGCATTGCTGCGCAGGTCGTGGACGGTGCGCTTGCGGGTCATCTCGCCACCGCAGGACACGGGCTTACGCACCTGGTCGATGAAGACTTCGTCCTGGTAGTAGCGCTGGTTTTCCTCGCTGCCTTCGGCGCGGTCATCGCCGAAGGTCGGCTGGCCGCGCAGGGCCACGCTCAGGTCGAATTTGACGCGGTCGCCGGCGCCCGATTCCAGATCGGTCATGCGCTGGATGACGCTGTTGATGGACGTGCCGATGAACTTCTGTTCGAAGTACGAAGCGGCGCGCTGGTCGATCCACAGGCCAGTGGACCATTTCTGGACGGTCTGCGGCGATGCTGCGCCGAAAGTGGTAACGCTCATGGGAGTGCCCCTTATAAAAGGTTGGGTTTGAATTCACCCGGCACTCCTGCGCTGGATTGGTGTGATTGTACGGTTACTTTTTTCTCAAGGCAACAAAATGATTGAAAGCAACACTGCTCAAGCGGTCATGATCCCGCGTTCGGCGATCAGGCGGATGCCTGGCGCTTCTTCGGGAATCTTCTTGATGGGGACCGACTTGTCGGCATCGATCGCCAGGCGTCCGGACTGCCCCGACTTTCGTTCGAACGTCACGGTGACATCCCCGATTTGCAGCTGCTCGCCGGGTTTGAGGTCAATGCGCATCAGAGCCATGTGTGCTTTCAATCAGGTAAAAAATTACGCCTTGAAGTAGCGGGCGCGCTGGGCGTCCGACAGCTTCGCCACGGCATCCTCGTACGCCTCGACATCGCCCGACTTCTGCAGGGCGTTCAGGCTGGCGAACTCGCCGCCGGTGGTATCGTTCATCGAGGCGGCCGGCAGGCTGCCGATGTTCGGCGGCGCGGCCGGGGTCGGCACCTTGTGCTGGACCGGCTTCGCGGCCGGCGGCGGGTCTTTCTTTTCGCCGTCGACCGGCCAGCCATTCATGGCGCAGACCATGTTGTGAGCCTTTCCCAGCGCCGTCACATTGTCCAGGCCACGGTTCTCCGGCTTAGCGGCAATCAGCCTGATTGCCATGTCCAGTTCCTCCAGCCGTGCCTGATCCTTGTACTGGTCATGCGCGCCGATGAACTTGTTGCAGTCGGCCACCCAGGCGTTCTGGATCTGCTGGTCGTTCAGCCGGCGTGCCAGGTCCGCCTCGCGCACCTGGTGCTGGATGTCGGCGCGCTGGTCGTTCAGGGCGTCCAGCTGGCGCTGGTAGTCCTTGGTGGTGACTTCGCCCGCTTCGAACTTGTCGAGCAGCGCATCCTTGTCGGCGGCGATCTTGTCGAGCTTGGCCTGGGCGTCTTCCGGCGCCTGGACGTGCAGCAGCGGCGCCGGGGCGGCGGCTACTGCTTCGGCTTTGGCAGCGGCAGGCTCGGGCGCGGGTTCCGGTGCGGGGTCGGCAGCAGCGGCTGGCTCTGCGCCTGCAGGTGCAGCAGCGGGGTCAGGGTCAGCAGCAGGAGCGGCAGCAGCTTGTACTTCGGGGTCAGCATCCGCCGGCTCAGCAGCGGCGGCTTGGGGTTCAGCGTCCGGGTCGACAAGTTGTTTCTCGCTTTCATCGTCAGGGGTGGCAAGGGCTGCTGCTTCTTCGGCGGTCAGGCCGTGGTCTTCGTTCAGGGACATGGTTTCTCCTTGTGGTGGTGTTATTCGACGATCAGCCAGTCATCGGCCAGCATGTCGGACTGCGATGCGAGCCAGCCGGGCAGCATGGCGCGGCGGCCTTCGGCGTTCACGGTCCACATATCGATGTGTGGCAGGATTTCGCAGAAGCGGCCGGACTGCCCCAGCGCGCGGGCGTATGGCGTTCCTTCGCGCAGCTCGGCCTTCGGCGTGCCGGGCACCAGGATCAGCCACATGCCTTTGCCGTTCCAGCCGGCGCGCGCAACCTTGGCCCCTTTCTTCAGCGCCTCGATGGCCAAGCCGAAGGACATGCCGTCACATGCACGGTAGGCATTGTCGAACTGCTCCTTGGGCGACCAGCTCACATAGCCGGCGCGGCCAGGCACGTTCGGTTTGCCGCCATCCGTGTACTCGACCAGGTAGCCCGCATCCTCGCCGTTCTCGTCGGCGGGCAGTTGCCAGCCCCGGAAATCGTTGTACGCCTTGCGGGTCATGGGTTCAGCCTTGACGACCTTGGTGCCAATGAAATGCATGACTTCTCCTTATTGTGGTTGTGGTGCTACGAGTGCAGGCGCTGCCTGCGGGGGAACGGGTGCGGCTTGCGGTGCTGGTGCGGGCAGTTGCGGCGGCAGACCTTGTGCTTGCGGCTGCGGCAGGTTGGTGGGCACCGGCAGGCCGTTGATCCAGCCGCCTTGCACCATGATGCCGTCCGCGACTCTAGCGATCGTCGGCGCCTGGATTACCTGCATGGCGGCGCTCATGGCCGAGTTGGCGCCGGTCATGTTGTTGTTGAACATGACGGAGCGCTGCACGTCGACCTGGGCGCGCTTCTGCTCGGCGCTGGCGCGCTTGTCGTCGATCTCGGCTTCCACCTTTGCCATGCCAAGTTCGGCCTGCTTCTGTGCCATCTGCGCCTGGGCGGCTTTCGCCTGCTCGGCCTGCATGTCTTCCGGGGTCGGCTCGGTCGCGTCAGGATCTTTCTGGCCGTTGAGGGCGCGGATGCGCTTGACCAGCTCGTCGCGGTTCTCCACGTCCATGGTGTCGACCCACAGGTCCAGCAGCTGCATCGAGATTTCCGGCGGCAGCTTGCCCAGCAGCTCGCCGAACTGCTCATTGGCGGCCTGGCGCATGGTGACGCGCCAGTCGGCTTCCGAGACGACGAAATCGGCCTTGCTGCGGGTGATGTCGTTGTCGGGCAAGCCGTCGTTCATGGTGACGAACTCGGGCGCGCCGCGCATGTTGGTGATGCGGAACTGTTTCTGGTCGGTGGCGAACTGCTCCACCAGGCTGAGTTTCTTCTCGCCGTGGATCTGGTGCGCGAGGCGCAGGTTGTCGAACGGGCCGGAGGTGGCCAGCGAACCCTGCTCCTGCCTCGCCTGCACGGCCACACCGGACACCGCATTCGTCTTGCGGCCCATCAGCTCGTCGGTGACGCCGCCCACCTGCTGGATCATGCCGACATCGTGGGCCATCAACTCCATGTGCGCCTGGTCCATGCCCCGGTCCACGTCGAACTTCACGCGGTCCAGCTTGCCCGGCGCCATGACGATGGTGCCGTCCGAACGGTTCTTCTCGACCATGAATTCGTCGATGGTCTGTTCGCTGGACAGCGCGCCTTCCTCGATGATGACCTTGTTGGAAGACAGGATGTGCAGCGCCTTCGA